CGCCGCGAAGATGCGGCCGACTACCTCGGCATATCCGCAACGACATTCGACGTGCTTGTTAGCGAGCGTCGGATGCCCGAGCCACGCCAGGCAAGTAGGGGCCGTGTGGTTTGGGATCGTCACGAGCTCGACGGTGCGTTCGACCGCTTACCGAAACGCGGAGAGAGCACCGGCAACCCGTGGGATCGAATTCTATGACGAACATCAAGGTTAAATATCTCAATGTATTCACGGACCGGCATGGCAATCTTCGAGCCTACGCTCGGCGGAACCGCAAGGTGAAACCCATACCCGTGAAAGCGCGACCAATCGGATCGGCCATGTTCATGGTGGAGTTCGAGGCCGCGATCAAGTTACAAGAGCGCATGCTCGCGGATCGGCTGATGGAACAACTCACAGATCCGGCCGCGCTTGAATTTGCGCGCGCAGTTTTTGCCGATCCGCGCAAGCGAGCGACGACTATAGCGTGGTTATTTAACCAGTATAAACAAAGTAGCGAGTGGTCGAACCTCGCCGAGAACACGCGCAAGTCAAAGGCTAATCGTTTCGAGGAATGGTTGATACCTTATGGCGATCTACCCTGGCGGCACCTAACAAGCGTGCACGTTGCCGCGATCCGCGACGAGAAGCGCGACACGGCGCCGACCGTTGGGTCGCGCCGAGTTAAAGATATAAGCGCGCTGTACAAATGGGCCAGCAAGATATCCGTTGGCCTGGCGGTCGGCATGAATAACCCGGCGCAAGGCGTCGAGGAATTGCCGAACACTAAGGTGAATAGCGACGGGTCAACCGGGCACCAGGCATGGACACCGGAACTCATCGATCAATTTCTCGGGCATTACCGCCTCGGCACGATGCAACACCTGGCCATGCGCCTATTTGAATTTACCGGCGCGCGCGTATCCGATGTGTATTTGATGGGGCCAGATACCGAGTATGAGCCCGGCGTGTTGCGATGGGTCGAAACAAAGAACGCGCAAAAGGTCAACAAGGCCACGGGTAAGAAGATCAAGCCAACCGTAACGACGACGGTAATGGTTCCAGCGTTACGGGCGGCAATCGATGCGGCGCGCGAACAGTCTAAAGTCGTGAGCCTCGACGCCTGGCTATTGTCACGCCACGGCAAGCCGTTTCAAAGCGCCAAGGCATTCAGCCAGTGGTTCGTTAAACATGCGCAGCTTGCCGGTATTCCAGCGGGCTATTCCCCGCACGGAATACGCAAGGCCGACGCGATCAGATGCGCCGAGGGCGGTGCCAGCGCAAAGCAATTGATGGCCTTGTTTGGTTGGTCGAAAATGGAGACGGCCGAGCAATATGTGGAGATGGCGAGCAAGCCTTTACTAGCTCGCGAAGCAGCAAAACATTTGCAAAAGTGACAAACTGTTTTTAATACGAGTGACAAACTTTAACTAAACGATTGGCGGATAAGGAGAATATAGGGGTGTTGGAGGTCCGGGCCGGACTGAATAAAACCAACAGAAACAGACAGATAGTCGAAGGTTTGTCGCTCTGTTTTCCCTATATATTCCATATTCTACCGCCGAGTGACAAACGGAGGACGAGAATATGAGGAACCTTTTAACATGGATAACCGAGGCGGTGGGCTTCAGTTTATTCCTCGGCATGATTTGCCTGTACCTCGTGGCATTTGCACCATGAGCCCGGCCAAGAAACTGATCGGCAAGATCACCAGCGACCTTATGATGTCGTGCTCGAGGCTACCGGCACTCATGGGTGTGAATCAATACGAGACGCCGAGCGATGTGCTGCGAAGCATCACCACGGCCATCGAGCTCGGCGACGACTATGTGCGCCCGGAGACCTCGCTCAACGAAAACGTCGTTTGGGGCAACATCCACGAGGGCAACATCCTGACCGAAGGCTGTGGCCGTCTCGGGATCCGCAATCCGGAGATCGAAATTACCGAGCCGGTGATCCATCCGACGCTGCCGTTACAGGGCTCGCTCGACGGGCGCGGCGACGGGGCAGGGCTCACGTTCGTAACCGACGCGGCGGCCGGTATATATGTCATCGGCCAGGACGAGATCACGCTCGAGGGAACCGGCGTCCTTGAGGCAAAATCTACGAACCATTTCCCCGAGACGGAGCCCGCACTCACGCGCGGCCCGATCCAGTGCCAGGGCTTGATGATGTGCACCGGCTACAAGTGGGCCGCGATCTTTGTACTCTATCGAGGGTGCGAGTTGCGGATCTTCCTCTACGCGCCGGATCCCGTTTGGACCGCGAAGATCGAGGCCGACGTTCTCGAGTTCGAGACGCGCCTGGACACGTTCCGACGCGACGGCGTTGTGGACTGGTATCCGGCATTCAGTACCAACGACGCGGCGACGATGTACGAGCGCAGCGAACCGGAGCAAGTCATCGACCTTAACGAGGACATAAGCGACAAGGTGCTCGAGCTTATCGACGCGCGGCGGGCACAGAAAACGGTCAAAACGCTGATCGACAAGCTGCAAGGCGAGATCATGGACGAGATGGGCAATCACGAAAACGCCGTCGTGTACGAAGACGGCCGCGCCGTGGCCTCGGTGAAATGGGGCATGACCAGCGGCCGCAAGTACAAAGCAACCGAGGAGCGGTACACGCCACCGAAACGGTCCAAGACACTATCGATCACGGAGTTCGACGAATGAAAATTACCCGATCACAGGCGCGCTACGTCCAGGGGATCCGAGACTTCTTCGCGGAGCGCGGCTACAGCCCGACGCAAACGGAGCTCGGCGAATACCTCGGCGTGCACCGGAACGCGGTGTACAACGCGGTCAAGGCGCTGCGGGCAAATGGCGTCCTGCCAGACAAGCGCGGCTCGCACGCGATCAGCTTGCCGGATCTCGATGCTGAACCAAATGCACCAGGCGCGTCTCCGGATTGACGTAGCACAGGCGCACGCCCAGGCGCCGTTGGTGTGGTGTCAGAACCCGATGGATCCGAGTGCCGTCTGTCTCGCGACGCGCTTCCGCTTTAACGTCCAGGAACAAGACCTCGACTGGGTTGGTCTTGATACAGATCAGATCAACTGGCCCAACCCCGAACCACGGATGCAGGACAAAGTACCCGGCGCGAAAGAAATGTTCCGTGGCAATCGCCTCGCAAACGGCGCCGAGCCGCCGCTTCGCGTTTATGTTTCCGCGCCAGGCTTGGGGTGCGGTCACCTTTTGATATTCTTCGCGATCTTTTCACCGCTGCGGCCGACCACATAACCGCCGACGCCGATCATCAGCAAGTTCCACAATTCCTCCGGCAGCGGAATCGAGAGCGGCACCTGGTCGCCCGCGAACATGCGCACCGCGAGCTCGACCAGCGGCGCCGCGAGATAGTTCCAGCCGACGATTGCCGTGATCGTGAGCATAAGGATCGGGCGCCAGGTCGCCGTGATCTTGTGCTCGCTCTCGGCCTCGGCCTTGATGACGCTCGCGGCCGCTTGTTCAATGGCCGCGCTGTTTTGCATCATCGCGTTGTTGAGCTCGCGTTCGACCTCCATGCGTTTGTTCGCGTCCTCGGGGAGGATGCGGTCGAGTACATTGCTGACGATAGGACCAAGGACGGGGAGCAGGGCGCCGATCATATCAGTAAGACCAGCAATGCGGGCGCGGATACTTCCCAGGATCCTCCGCTGTCAATGTGTCTAGGTGGATGAATCGAGAACTCCATGGCCCCTTTTGCTGTATGCCCGCCCCTGTGATCAATGGCTCGGCCAGGGCAATTTTCATGAGGTACAGCGCGTCGGATCCTGAGATCTGTATATCTACGGCCTTGCCCGTGGTGTGAGGTCCGCGCAATCCGGTGCTGCTCACGTTGGCGTTATGTTCCGGGCACCGATAGCCCGAGCTCACGGTCAGGCTGCGGCCGTAGGCCGTGCGGATCTTTTGTAACGTCGCCACGAAATTATAATCAACGTCTGCCGCGCCGCAGCCGCACTGACACTTAAACTCGTCGCGCGTAAAGTTCTCAAAGATCCAGGTCATTTACTCATCCTTAATTATCGGTACGTGCCGTCCGTTGTGCATGGAGCGAAGTGCATCCACATCGCGACGCAAGTGCTCGATCTCTACGTCCATACGCTCGAGCGATCTGTGAAGTGTTTCGCGCTTCGATGGCTCGAGCATGTTGCTGATAACGTGCGTGCGCTGGGCCTGGGTCTCTATGGCGGTGTGCTGTTTATCGACCGTCGAGTCGAGTTTGCGCAGCCGCTTCTCGATGTCGGCCAGTTGCTCGATCACACCGCTCAGCTTGGTCTTAACGATAACGAACGCGGCAACAATTGACGCGAAGGTTCCGCCGACGCTGATCAGCAACCGGATATCGCCGAGCTCCATTACACGCCGTCGAGCTTTCGGCCCGCGACCAGGACGCACGCCAGGTCTCGATGCCGGATCACGACAATAAAGTCGCGGTTTTTGCGGTAGAACAGGACGCTCGCGGTGGTGCCGCTACGATTCTCGGACTCGCCCGTGACGCGCACCTCGAAACCGTCGCGGTCCAGTTGCGCTTGCAAGGTCTTCGGCGTGTAACATGGGCCGGTCGTTGTAATCGTGTCGATTGGCTGGATCTCGGCGCGAGATGCACACGCGCACAAGACCAAGATGATGGTGACGGTCAGACCTTTAGCTAGTCCAATGGGCATCTGTGTTCGCATTAATAGAGGTCAGCTCCACGACAATGCGACACCGTGAATCTCGATGTCCGTGCTGTTGTGCGTCGTGATTTTCCAGACCATCGAACTGCCTGATGTTGAGGTCAGTGTTGTCTCAGCGCACTCGTAATATTTAGTTCCTGTTTGTCCGAGGGTCGTCTGTAGAGCGAGCGTCACTTCGGTGAAATTTGATCCACCGTCTCGACTGACAAATCCTTTTAGATCGGTGTTAATTGTGATCGCTTCGTTTTCGACTGTTTGAAAACCAAGAATTGTTTTGGACGGTGCGGATGTGGCCGTATAGGGGTTGGAAATGAGCGTAACGTCTTGGGGAACAGAAAATTCAATTTCGATTTCGCCGACGCCAGTGTAGCTGCCATTGCTAGTGACGATCACAAATCGCCAATAGCGGTACGCTGTGGATTTGGAAAAGGAATATTTGATTTTGGAAGATGCAATTGCACCGTTATGCGTGATTGACGAGCGACTGTCGATATCGGTAAAAGACGCACCGTCGTTACTGCCCTGCAATTTATAATCGAAAACCGTGCCATAGCCGCTTGATATTCCAGCGTTCCACATACCCACTGTATACGAAATTGCGCTTCGCGTTACGCCGCTGCCGAGATCGATTTGATAGTAATCGTTTGACGGACCTCCAGCGTGGTACGAAGTAGTCCCGTCGTCATTGTCGTAGGAATTAGCCTGATTCGTAAAAGATGGGCTTGTCGTGATCGTGGCGCCAGCAACATCAAACATATCGCCGGTTGATACACCGCTGTAAAATCCACCGGAACCCGACGTAAATGTTTCGTTTGCAGACGAAGATGTGTCCACGTCTGTCTCATCAGTTAACGGATCGACAATGCCGTTGAGCAACGTGATGCGATCAGCCGCTGATCCGAGCGCGATATTTCTGAGGTCACCAGATACATCTGTCACAGGTAAGCTAGTCAAATTCGCGCCGCTTAGAGCGGGCAAATCACCCGATCCATCGAGCTTTAGGATCTTGTTCGCGCCGCTTGTTCCTACATCATCAGCGGTGATGACGCCGTAGCTATCGACCGCCTGTTTCACGCGCAGCGAGGTCATCAAGTTGCTGTTATCGGTGCCCGCTTCCGCCTCGGCCTGGCTCGCGATTGTGACCGCCGCCGCGGCCGCACTGGCCGCCGCTTCTGCCGCCTTGGTGGTCGCGATCCCGGCCTGGGTCGTCGCCGTGCCGGAGCTCGAGCTCGCGGAACTTTCGCTCGACGCGGCAGCCGCAGCCGACGCGGCCGCAGCCGTGGCCGACGCCGCCGCGCCGGATACGTCGGTCGTCGCGACAGTGACCTCGGGGTTCCCGGTGCTGCTATTGAAACTTAGGAACTTGCCCAGGCGATCCGCCTTGAGCGGTAGCGTCATGTCGATGCTGGTCGGATCCGTGACAGGCGCCTTGATCGCGCGGCCCGCATCTTCGGAGACT